ACGCTTGTAAATGCGCGGGTTGCTGCGTCAAAGATGGGCTTTTTCACCAGCCCCGAAGGTGATGGCTTTGTTGGTGATGATTACGACAATAACGCGCCGATAATGTCAGCGGAGCCAGCCACGTTTACGCAGTTACCGGCTGGAATGTCATTCACCGCCTTCGACCCGCAAAACCCGACTGACAGCTTTGCGGAGTTTGAAAAGGGTATATTGCGCGGGATCGCGTCCGGTCTTGGCGTTTCATATGTATCGCTAGCAAACAACCTTGAAGGCGTTAGCTATTCGTCAATTCGGCAAGGCACAATCGAAGATCGCGACCATTTTAAGATGGTGCAGCAATTTATGATCGACCAGTTTATTGATCCCGTTTATCGCGCTTGGCTAGAGATGGCTATCACTGTTGGCCGCGTTAATCTGCCGATGGGAAAATATGACCTGTTTGCTGATCAAGTGATTTACCGGCCACGCGGCTTTGCGTGGGTTGACCCAGCCAAAGAGATCAACGCCAGCGTCACCGCACTGAATAACGGCATCGTCAGCTTGCAAGATGTGCATAGCCAATATGGCCGCGATACCGAAGAAATTTTTGAACAAATTAACCGCGAAGCGGAACTTGCTGATCGTTATGGCATTGATACCGCTTTCCAGCCGTTTGGCACAAAAGCACCAGTGCCAGCAATTGTTGAGGAAGGGGCTGAAGATGTCTGAAATTGAACCAATTGAAAATAGCGATGAATTGGTGGATAATGCACCAATGGAAAACGAACAAACACATAATGAAGATCGGCTTGATCGCGGCGAGTTAGTATTTCGCGCACGCGCAGCGGATATGGTCGAAGAAGATGACCGCCGCGTCAGGATGTCGATTTCATCCGAAGAACCTGTCGAGCGTTCTTTCGGTTTAGAGGTTTTGCGTCATAGCGATGGCGCGGTAGATTTGTCAAGATTGGACAGCGGCCACGCGCCATTATTGCTGGATCACGATCTGACAAAGCAGATTGGCGTTATTGAACGTACCTATTTGGATCAAGCTGATCGCAAGTTGCGGTCAGTGGTTCGCTTTGGAAAAAGCGCACTGGCACAAGAGGTTTATCAAGACGTCAAGGACGGTATTCGAAGCAACGTCAGCATCGGATACCAAATCCGCGAAATGGAACAAAAGAATGAACGCGACGGGACGGTCGCTATTAGCTCGTGGGTTCCGTATGAAGCCAGCATTGTATCCGTTCCCGCTGACGCTGGTGTCGGCGTGAACCGCAAAGCTGAATTTGTTGAACCAGTGATTAAACAAAAGGAGACACCTAAAATGTCTGAAGTAAATCACGACGAAATCCGCGAAGCAGCCGCTGAAGCAGCCAAGCGCGATTTCCAAAAGAATGCCAGCGAGATCATCAATCTTGCTGTTAAACACAATCGGCGTGATCTAGCCGACAAAGCTATCGGCGAAGGACAGTCTGTTGCACAATTCCGCGCAACATTGCTGGACGCAATCGGCGAAGGTAAGCCACTTGAGCAGTCAGCCGGTGCGGTTGATATGTCAGCTAAAGAGCAGCGCGACTATTCATTTATCAAAGCTGTTCGCGGCTTGGTGAATGGCTCTGGGTTGCAGGGTCTTGAGCGTGAGGTTTCAGAAGAAATCGCAAAGCGCACTGGACGCGAAGCACGCGGCTTTTATGCACCAGACAGCTTCTGGGGCGGTCGTCGTGACCTGACTGTTGGCACAGCTACAGCCGGTGGTCACTTGGTCGGCACAGATCATCTTGGTGATCAGTTTGTTGACGCTCTGCGGTCACGCTTAGTGTTCAACGAGCTTGGCGCACGCTTTATGACTGGTCTGCGTGGCGATGTGGCTATTCCAAAGCTGGCAACCGGCGTATCTGCTGGTTTCGTGGCTGAGAACGGCGCAACATCTGAAGTCAACGCTGTGTTCTCACAAATTACGATGTCCCCGAAATCGCTTGGGGCGTTTACGGACGTATCGAGATTATTAATGATCCAGTCCGACCCTAGTGTAGAGCAGATTGTTCGTGATGACCTGTTGAACGCGATTGCACAGAAAATTGAAGATGTTGCAATCGAGGGCGGCGGTTCTAACGAGCCAACTGGCATTACTGGCACCGCCGGTATCGGTTCAGTTGCAATCGGCACAAACGGCGGCGCGATTGCTTGGGATGACATTGTTAACTTGGTTAAAGAAGTTGAAGTTGACAATGCCGCTATTAACGGCAACACGCTTGCTTATCTGACCAACCCAAAGGTTAAGTCGCTAATGGCTTCAACTGCAAAGGTTGCGTCAACAGATAGCGTTATGCTGTTAGATGCACCTTGGAACCAGCTTTATGGTTATAATCTTTCAATAACCAACAATGTTCCATCTGATCTGACCAAAGGCACTGGAACCGCACTTTCTGCAATGATCTTTGGTGACTTTAGCCAACTGATGATGGGCTTCTTTAGCACACCAGACGTTTTGGTTGATCCATATACAGCCGGTTCAACTGGCGCAGTACGCATCCGCGTAATGCAAGAGCTGGACATTGCTGTTCGTCACGCACAGTCATTCGCTGCGTGTCTCGACATTGATGCCTAACTAAACTGACGGGGCGGCGCAAGTCGCCCTGTCTTTCCCATAGGGGTCTAGTATGAAAATCAAATGTAAGCGGAATATTCTTATCGGCGGTAAAGCGCACGTTGTTGGCGATATTGTCGAGGTTACTGAAAACGTGGGGCTTGATCTGGTCAATACCGGCAAGGTTGAGGTTTATGAAGAAAAGCAAGGCATCACTGATCGGGCTATTGGCCTAACAAAGAAATCAGCGGCCAGCCTAGTTAAGCGGAACACAAAGAAAAAATGACAATCAAACTTGTTAAAATTACAACGCTCAAAGACTGCCAAGCGGGTTCAGTCGGGATTATGCTTGCCGGTGAAGATCACGATGTTCGTCAAGATGAGGCGAACAAGCTGATTGATCGCGGCTATGCAAAGCTATGGTCGGCCAAAGTGGCTAAAGTGGCTAAAGTGGACGCTGACTAATGGCAGTCGAAACCGCAGATGACCGCGCCATCTTTGTTGGCGTTGATGATTTCGGGGTTGCTGCGACTTACAACGCGACCACGATTAACGGCATCTTTGATAATGATTTCGTTGAGGTTGACGCTGGCGGGGGTGTTGGCTTTGCACTGCAACAGCCGCGATTTGTTTGCCGCACCGCAGACGTTAGCACCGCAGCCGAAGGCGATACTATCACGATCAACGCGGTGGCCTACACGATGCGGATTGTGCAGGACGACGGGACTGGTATGACCACGCTGGTATTGGAGAAACAATAGATGGCGCACGTTCGGCAGCAAATCCGCGACCAGATCGTGACGACGTTGACGGGACTGACCACGACCGGCAGCAACGTATTCCGCAGCCGTATCTTTCCGCTGGAACAGACAAAGTTGCCAGCACTATGTATTTTTACCAAGAGCGAAGCCACCGAATTTGATACAATTACGCTGGCGCGTTCGGTAAATCGGGTTTTAGACGTTGCCGTTGAGGCATATGTTATTGGGACAGCGAATTATGATAATGCGCTGGACACTATTGCGGTTGAGGTTGAGGAAGCTATTGCCGCTGATGTAACGCTTGGTGGCTTGGCAAAAGATGCACAAGTGACCGCGTTTGAGGCTGACTATTCGGGCGATGGCGAACAGCCAGTGGCCGTTGGTCGGTTTACTCTTTCGGTGCAATACCGCACCAAAGAAAATGACGTTGAAACTGCCGTTTAAGGAGATAAACCAATGGCGACTTTTAAGGGTAACGATGGTGTCGTACTTATCGGCACAGACGTAATGGCTGAAGTAATTTCATTTAGCGTGGACGAAACCGCAGAGGTGATTAGTGACACCGTTATGGGTGATGTGGCACAAACCTACAAGGCTAGCTTTAAGGACTTTACAGCTACCGTAGAATGTTATTTTGATGACACAGACACCGCACAGCAAGCAGTAACCGCTGGCGACACAATTGTACTTAAGCTGGGTATGGAAGGCAATACAACGGGCGACCACCTTCTCACCGGCTCAGCAATTGTTACCAGCCGGTCAATCGGTGTTTCATCTGATGGCATCAACACCGCCACTTATTCGCTGCAAGGCACCGGCGGCTTAACTGAAACTGTTGTTTAAGGGGTAAAAAATGGGCTTGGGAGAACAGATAGCGGCGCGGCGTGCGTTGCAACGTAACCGGATCGAGGTTTTTGAGTGGGGCGAAGATGGGCAACCTTTGGTTATTTATTCTGGCTCTATTACCGCTGGCGACATTGATAAGCTGCAAAGAAAGCACAAAGACTTTCTAAGCAATATGACAGTGACCGGAATGGTCGATCTGATTATTGCAAAAGCTGAAGATGTTGATGGCAAGCGTCTATTCACGCTAGAAGATAAGATGTATCTTATGAAAGAAAGCGTGACGACAATATCTGACATTGCTGGCCGGATGTTTGGCGATGTTGAAACTGTTGAGGATGCTGAAAAAAACTAAGTGGCGACCCGTTGAGGCTAAATATGATGGCCTTGGCGGATCGCTTACATAAAACACAGGCCGAAATCGAAGAATTGACGCTAACAGAACTGAATGAATGGTTCGCTTATTTCAAGGTGATAGACGATGGCAAATCAAAAACTTAATTTTGTTATCGCAGCCGTTGATAAGACCCAGAAAATATTTCGCGGTGTTGCCGCTGGCCTAGGCCGCGTCAAAAA